GATGTGATATAGTGTATGTGGGAAGTTGGAGAGCATGACCAACGCCCCTCATGGTGACGGCGGCAACCCGCCGAGACCCTCCTTTCGGCCACGCAGCCGCTCGACACAACGAACGGCTGTGTGGTACGTTTTTGCAAAGAGAGCGGTACGGTGCAGAGAGAATGCAGGAGGTGGAAGACATGGCACTAAACGCACAGCAAAAGCGGTTTGCAGATGAATATGTAATCGACTATAACGCAACGCAAGCGGCAATTAGGGCGGGGTATTCCCCAAAAACGGCATATTCCATGGGAAATAAGTTGCTGAAAAAAGGTGAGGTTCTCGCGCGCATACGCGAAAATCAAATAGCAATCCGCGAGCGGCTTTGTCTGTCAGCGGATAGGATTGTCGCAGAGTACCTGAAAACATACGAAAAGTGCAGCGGAGGGTACGACCCGGATTACAGAAACGCACTGCACGCGCTGGACATGCTGGGAAAGCATTTAGGAATGTTCGACCCGGAGGGTGCAAACACCGCGCCCATTACACTGGAGGTGCACTATGGCTACGGCAATAAAAATAACAACAAACCCGCAGTTTAACATAGCGTTCCGCGAGGTCAACGAGAGCCGCCGCCGCTACCGCGTGCTGAAAGGATCCGCAGGCAGCGGAAAGAGCGTGAACATCGCGCAGGACTATATCGCCAAGCTGTCCGACCCGAGATACAAGGGCGCAAATCTGCTGGTGGTGCGGAAGATTGAAGAAACAAACCGCGACAGTACCTTCGCTGAATTGCAAGCGGCGATTTATCGCATTTTTGGAGAAAGCGCAGACCGCGCGTGGCGGGTGACGCTGAACCCGTTGCTTTTGGAATGCAAAATCACCGGAAACCGCGTTATCTTTCGCGGCATGAAAGACAGCCGGCAGCGCGAAAAAGTCAAATCCATCACATTCAAAAACGGAAAACTAACATGGATTTGGGCGGAAGAAGCAACGGAACTGCTTAGCGAGGATTTGGACATCCTAGACGACCGCCTGCGCGGCGATTTGAGCGGTATAAATTCAAATCTATACTACCAGATAACCCTAACATTTAACCCTGTCAGCGCGGCGCACTGGATAAAAGGGCGCTACTTCGACAGAGCCGACCCGGACGTGCTCGCGCACCACAGTACATATCGGGGCAACCGTTTTATCGACGAGGGCTACTACAGGCGAATGGAACGGCGCAAAACGGAAGACCCGGAGGGATACCGTGTCTACGGGCTTGGAGAATGGGGAGAGCTGGGCGGCTTGATACTGACAAACTACGAAATACACGATTTCAGCACAAAAGAAGAGTCGTTTGACGCGGTATATCTGGGGCAGGATTTCGGATTCAATCACGGAAATGTCCTGCTTCAAATCGGGTGGAAGGACGGAGAAATTTACGTGAGCCGGGAATTGTATGTGCATGAGCGGGACACAACGGAAATCATCGCTATGGCGGATGCGCAGAAATGGCCGAAAGCGCGTGAAATGTATTGCGATGCGGCAGAACCCGACAGAATCAAGACATGGCGAAAGGCTGGGTATCAGGCGCGCAAGGCAAAAAAGGGAGACGGAAGCGTAAAAGCTTCAATCGACTGGCTGAAAGCGCGCAAGATACACATTCGCCCCTCGTGTGTGGGCACGATAAAAGAAATTCAGCAGTGGAAATGGCAAAAGGACAGCACCACCGGCCTGTATATCGACAGCCCGGTGAATTTTATGGATGACGCAATGGCCGCTTTGCGCTACGGAACGGAACCATTGCGCAGAGATGTGCGCGTGAGGTGACATATGGCGATTACAGAAATGGAAAGAATTCAATATCGTCTTGCGGAGCAGGGCATTCAATCCCGCGAGGAAATTCTGCGCGAGCTGATACGCGAGGATGAAGGCAGTGAAGAAAAGCAGTTTGCGAAAACAGCCCAGCAATATTACATCGGCGAGCAGGATATTTTGAAGCACGATTTTCGGGACGCAGTGATTTACGATGAAGACGAACGCGAGGTGCGCATCACAAACGCCAACAACTCCAATCACCACAATGTGCATAATTTCTACGCCTTGCAGGCTGACCAAAAAACCGCATACATCGCAGGGAGAGCGCCAAGCATATCCGTAGAGGGCGCGAAGGAAAGCACGGAGCTGAAAGCATTCGAGGACGAAATCACAAAGGTTACGTCCGATGAGGTGTTTTCAGACAAGCTGACGGACTATCTGACCACCGCGACAAACCACGGGCGTTCATGGCTCCATATGTTTTACGGCAAGGCCGGGAAACTGCATTATGTGCTCGTGCCTGAAATAGAAATCATTCCGTTCTATGATGCGGAAAATCAAGACACGCTGACGGAGCTGATTCGGTATTACAGCATGGAACTTCCGCGTGAAGGCAAGCTGACACTGCGCAAAAAAGCGCAGTGGTGGACGGCATATGGCGTGACCTACTACGAAGAAAACGATTCCGGGGATTTCGTGCTGGACGACAGCGTAAAACAGAACCCAAGCGCCCACTGGCAGGATGTGACGGTGACGGACGGCGCAGTTACGGCAAAAGCCCCCCGTTCATGGGGGCGCGTTCCGTTCATCCCCCTGCTGAACAACAGCGAGAAGATGAGCGACCTGAAGCGCATCAAGGGATTGCAGGACGCATACAACCTCATATCCAGCGCGACCACCAACAACCAGATTGACCTTGTGGAGCTGTATTGGCTGGTGCAGGGCTACGGCGCAGAGAGTGCAAAAGCGATACAGAGCAAGCTGCGGATGAACAAGGCGGTTCATATCGATGACCCGGACGGAAAAATAAACGCGGAGCAGGTCAGTCTTGGTGTGCAGGAGCGGATTGCCTGGCTGGAGCTTCTGCGCAAAGATATGTACCATATCGGCATGGCGGTGGACACGGATGCAGACAAGTTTGGCAGCGCGCCGTCCGGTGTGTCGCTGAAATTTCAGTACACCCTGCTGGATATGAAGGCAAACAAGCAAATTCTCAAGCTTGGCGTTGCCATGAAGGACTTTATGTGGTTTGTCGTGGAGGACATCAACCGCCGGGACAAGAAAACATACGACTCCGCGCTTGTGCGCTTTGACATCAACAAATCCGTTCCCATAAACGACTCGGAAACGGTGCAGATTATCGCGCAGTCGCAGGGGCTGGTGCCGGACACCATCCTGCTCGCCAAGCACCCGCTGGTGGACGATGTCAACCAAGCGCAGGCAGATATGGAAGCGCAGCGCGCCAACGCGGCCAAGCGGCAAAAGGAAGCGTTTTTGATTGACGATGAATCGCCGGGCGGTGAAGATGCGTGAGGAGCCAAGAATATTGGCGGAACCGTGCCATAGACCGGGAGGCGGCGGCGCGGGAGCTGTCGGAGAAAGCGCTGTCGGAGAAAATCTTGAAAGCCTACAGCCGCGCGCAGGAACAGTTGGAAGCGGACGCAAAGAAAGTCTTTGAAATATTCCAGCGCGAGGGCGAAATGACACATGCGCAGGCGAATAAACTGCTTGGCCGGGCGGAAAGCGAAGCGGTATTGACGGAACTGCGCGAAAAGCTGGACAGCATCACAGACCCGGCATTGCGCAGAAAGGCGCTGAACCGCCTGCAAGCGCCTGCCTACCGGGCGCGTATCCGGCGCATGGATGCATTAAGAATGCGTATCCGGGCGGACGCGGCAAAGCTGGCGGACGAGCAAATCAGCACCATGACACAAACGCTGAAGGATGTGGCGCGCGAAACGTACTACCGGCACATCTTTGACACACAGCACGGAATCGGTCTTGCCTTTGATTTCGCCCCCCTGCCGGAAAAGGCAATCGCGCAGATAGTAGGCGAGCGGTACGCCGGCGCGCATTTTTCCGCGCGCGTGTGGCAGGATGTGAACAGGACTGCGGACGCGGCGGATAAAATCCTGTCGAGCGGCATTGTTTTCGGTAAAAGCGTTTACCGTATGGCCAAGGAACTGGAGGAGGCCACGCAGAGCGGCAAATACGCGGCGGCAAGGCTGATACGCACGGAAGCAAACCGCGTCTATAACGAGGCGGAAATGGCCGCAAACGAAGAAGAGGGCGTGGCGCAATTCCGATACATTGCAACGCTGGATTTGCTTACCTGCAAGGTCTGCGGCAAAAAGGACGGAAAAGTTTTCGATATGTCGGAGCGGGAACAGGGCGTGAACTACCCGCCGATGCACCCGAACGACCGCTGCACCACAGAGCCGGTGATGGACGGTGAGGTCATGGAGGGCTTTCAGCGCCGTGCGCGCGACCCGGTAACGGGCAGGCCGATGCTTGTGCCAAGAGGGATGAACTGGGAGCAGTGGCGGAAGGAAAACGGACTGTCAAACGACTTGCAAAAAAGCGAAAAAACTGCTACACTTACCGAAGAGGAACGCGGCGCAATCAATACCTACCTATCATCGGACAGTTATACCCTGAACGCGGCACTGCGCGGGGAGGAACAAATAACGCCGGAACAAGAGCGGTTCGCGAGGAATCTCGATTCGGCGCTTGAAAAACTGCCAAATTATGTGGGAGTCGTGTACCGTTCTATTGATGGGGATATGCTGGAAGACACGGATAAGTTTGTGAAGAGCCATGTCGTTGGAGAAGATAAACGATTTCCGTCATACACTTCTTCTGGCACAGAGGTGTATGACGAAACGCTGTCAATTCAGTACATCATAAACAGCAAGACGGGGAAGGATATGCGAAGATTCAATCCAAACGAAAGTGAAATTTTGTTCCGGCGGGATACGGTATTTCTCGTTGACAAAAAAGAAGGTAACACTATCTTTATGACGGAGGTGTACAATGGCAAATAAAGAAGTTCCGTATTCGGCGGAGCGATGGCGAGAGCCGCCGGGCGCGGTGGATACGCAATGCAGCTTATGCCGGCATCATGCCGGTTGGGGGAAGTGCAAAGCTTTCCCGGACGGAATTCCATATGAAATAAGGGTAGACAAAGTTCCGCACAAAGAACCATACCCCGGCGACAACGGAATTCAATTTGAACCCAAAGACGAATAAGAAGCAACCAAATAATCACAGCGCCCTGCTGAAAATGCGAGGCGCTGTTTTTATACCCAAAAATACCCGTCCGCGCGGGGAATACAATACGCGGCTCGCCAGACCGGAGCAGACCGGGCAATAAAGATAGCGATGCAGAGGAGAAAAACATGACATTCGATTGGCTGAAGGAAATCATCGGAGACGGCTACACGGACGAAACCGACAAGAAGGTATCCGAAGAGCTTGGCAAGCGCTTTGTGGCGGCAAACAAGCACAGCGCCGTGAACGAGGCAAAAAACGCGCTGGAAACCACAGTGGCCGAGCGGGACAAGCAGCTGGAGGCGCTGAAAAAAGTGGATGCGGCCGCATTGCAGGCGGAAATCACCAAGTTGCAGGGCGAAAACAAAACCGCAGCGGAGAAACATGCCGCAGACCTCGCCGCCGTGAAGCTGGATGCCGCGCTGGACGCGGCGATTCTGTCCGCGAAAGGAAAAAATACCACAGCCATCAAAGCGCTGCTGAAAAAGGAAGGGCTGAAATTGAAGGATGACGGAACCGTGGAAGGTCTCGACCTCGCCGCTGTGCAATCGTCCGATGCCTACCTTTTCGAGCAGACGACCACAACCCAAGAAGGCGCGGGGGCTGGTGACGGCGCAGGAGGAACACCCGCAGCCGGAGGCAGTGAACCGCCGGAAGACTTCGCCGCGTACCGAACGTGGCGTGAAAAACAGTAAAAAGGAGTAAAGAATTATGGCGACAACCAATACCCTGCTGACCCCGCAGATTATCGCAAATGAAGCACTGATGGTGCTGGAGGCAAACCTTGTTATGGCTGGGCTGGTTCACCGGGACTACTCCCGCGAATTTGTCCGTGTCGGCGACACCATCACCGTGCGCAAGCCCGCGAGCTTTGTGGCAAAAAACTTTACCGGAAAGACGGAAGCGCAGGACATCACGGAAGGCAGTATTGACGTGAAGATGGACAGATTCCGCGACGTGTCGGTAAATGTCACTTCCAAGGAAATGGCGCTGGACTTGAAGAACTTTTCCAGTCAGATTGTCGTTCCGGCAATGTCCGCCATTGCGCAGGCGGTGGACGCGGACATTCTGGCCGTCGGTCTGGAGAAGGCGAGCTTCACGGTTCCCGCAACGGCGGCGCCGACCAATCTGGCGGACATCGGCGCAATCGGCAAGCGGCTTGACCGCAAGTCCGTGCCGGTGGCAAACCGCCGCTTGGTCTTGAGCCCCGACCACAAATACCGTTACGCGCTCACGGAAAACCTGTCCAAGGTATCCTACGCCGGCACCTCCCAGACCCTGCGTGACGCATTGCTGGGGCGTATCTACACCATGGACACCTTCATGACGCAGAACGCAACGGATACCCTTGCGGACACCGCAGGGACGGCCACAGCGTTCAGCGTGACGGCGGCGAAGGGCGAAAGCAAGGCCGCACTCTCCGGCGTGACGACCGCCGCCGCAACCGTGAAGGCCGGGGACGGCTTCATCGTGAACGGTTATCTCTACCGCTTTGCGGAGGACAAGACGGCCTCCGGCGGGAATATCGCGGAAATCAAGCTTGACCAGCCCGTGCATGCAGACCTTACTGCGGCGGCGGCAATGCTTGTCAACAAGCCGCATTCGCTGGGCTTCCACCGCAACGGCATTGCGCTGGTTACAAGACAGCTGGAACTGCCGCGCGGCGCGGGACAGGCGGCGATTCAGTCCAACAATGGTCTGTCTGTGCGTGTGGTGTTCGGCTACGACATGGAAACCAAGCAGGACAAAATCAGCTTTGACATCATCTACGGCGTGCGGGAGCTGGACGGCAGAATGCTTGTCCGGCTCGCGGGTTAAGGTGAGCGCGAACGTAACCACGCTGATGCTGGTGCAGACACAGGCCTTGCTTGGCGGAGCGGCAGAAGAACAGAATCTGAAGTTTTTACTGGAAAGCATCTGTGCGGAGATTCTGGACTACTGCCGCCGGGAGGACATGAACGAACATATGCGGCTCGCTGCGGTGAAAATCGCAGTGAGCCGTTACCGTTCCATTCAACCGGGCAGCGCAGAAGCGCCGCAGGAGGTGGCCTCCATCTCGGACGCTGACCAGTCTGTCAGCTACCGGGCAGCACAGCAGGGCGGAGAAAGCACACCGTCCGCAGGACTTACGCCGGGCGAAAAGAAATCCCTCAATCGGCACAGAAAGGCGTGGTGAACATGAAAATCCCGGAGCGGTTCAAACAAAAACAGGCGGAGGTCTTTCAGGACAAGGCGGTGGAGCACTACCTTCCAGTTGTCACAAAAGGCGCGCTGAACACTGAAACAACCGCCCCCGCGCAGGAGGCGAGCGGAACATACCGCGTGAACTTCCGCACCGTCACGGACGCGCTCAAGGCGCAGGAATACGGCCTAACCGTGGGGCGGGACGCAGCCATGAAAAGCAGCAATCCCCTGCCCGTGATGCTGGGTGATTTTATTCGGCACGGCGGGAAGCTGTACCGCGTTGTGGGCGATTTGCCGCGAGATGCCTATGTGGGCTGGCTGCTGAAAGGAGTGTCATAATGGCCGGGACCGTGCGCATAGAGGGCTTGGACGCATTGCTGAAGAAGCTTTCCGGCATGGGCGGCAACTGTGACAAGGCGCTTGTAAAGGGCACTCAAAAGGCAACACAGCGGGTAGAGGGTTCTGCAAAAAGACTTAGCCCGGTCAGAGGCGGTTTTTTGCGGGAAAGCATTTCCAGAAGCACAAAGCAAACCGCAAACGGCGCGGAGGGTGAGGTTTTCACCAACGCAGAATACGCCGCCTACATGGAATTCGGCACAGGACTGCGCGGTGAAGCGTCACCGTCCCCGCCGAAAGCCCCCCTGCCCCTGCGCTATACGCTGGAAAAGCCGCACAAGGGCGGAGGCAATTATGCGTACAAGGGCGTACCCGCACAGCCGTATCTGTATCCGGCGCTGATGGAAAACAAGGACTTGATACAGAACGACTATCTGGAGGCAGTCCGAAAGATGATCCAAGAAAGGAGTGAATGATTTGGTTGACATGGAAAAAAAGACGCTTGACCTGCTGATGGAAAAAATCCCGGCGGTGAAGTGGTCAGTCGGTTTCCCGCAGGATTTTGCGGAAATCGGCGAAGGAGTCGGCGCAATCACGCAAATGGACAACAGCGCAAAAATCAACACCTCCAACGGAAGCGACCGGGTTTCGAACGTGGCAGTGCAAATCCAATTCTGGGCGCAGACACCGGAGCGGCGCAGCGAAGCGGAAGAAGAAGTTGACGAGGCGATGAAGGCAATCGGCATTCCGCGCTCTACCGCGTCACATTTTGCGGAGCCGCGCGGAGATGAAGCGCTGCTGTTTCGTTTTGTGCTGATGTACACGGGCACATACGACAACAAAACAAAAAAATTCTACATGAAATAAGGAGTTGAAAAGCATGGCAGAACCTCTGTCTACAATTGGCATTACGTTCAAAATGGGCGACACGGCATCGGCATTAGCGGAAGTGGAGGATCTCGTCAATTACCCGGATATGCTCGGCACGCCGGAGCAGATTGACGTGTCCAACACAAAGGTCACATCCCGCAGGTACATACCGGGAATCAAAGACCCCGGCGAAATGCCGTTTGAATTTCTGTTCAGCGGCATGAAATCGGGCACAAACTACCACAAGCTGAAGGCCGCGCAGGATGCCAAAACATCCAAGTTCTTTTCGCTGACCTTCCCGGACGGTTCCGGATTTTCATGGCAAGGCCGCGTGGCGCTGTCCCTTGCCGGAAAGGGCATCAGCGAGGCGGTCACCTTCAACGCAAACATCTTTCCCACGAGCGAATTCGATGACATTATCCCGGTGTGATGAAACAAAATGGGCGGGAGGAATGAAATCCTCCCGCCCAAGCAAAACAAAAACCGAAAGGAAAGAAAAAAATGAATGCAATTCCGATGAATTGTTACGAGCTTACCGTAGGAGAAAGGACCTTGAAACTCCGCCTTTCCGTAGGACAAATGGCACAGCTTGAAAAAATGCTGGGCGAAAATCCGCTGATGCTTCTCACCAAGGATGAGCCGCTTACCTTTGAGGAAATTACGGCTTATTTTTACGCCGCCCTGCGTGAGCAGGAGCAGGGGTATACCATGGAGAAGGTCTACGCCCTTTTGGATGAGCTTCTGGCGCAGGGCAGGGGCTTTATGGACTGGAACGAGATTATCGGTGGAGTTCTGGAGGCAGGCGGATATCTCAACAGCAAATCCGCGCAGGATGAAGACAGCGAAAAAAACGCGCAGGCGCAGGACGAGACATCGCAGGCGAAAGTTTAGCGGAATCGTACCTGCGCATGAAAAAGGAAGCGCTCGCGGCGGGTGTGGACGTGCGGGAGTACTGGAGCTATACGCTTGGCGAGCTTCTGGACACCATAGACGCTTACCGGGACAGGGAAGAACTGCAAATGAAGTCGAACGCCGCCATGCTTTATAAGCTGGCCGACCTCGCAGGGATGTCTTTTGGGCGATTTTTGAGCAGTAAAAACAAGTTTCCGCAGGCACACGAGGCGTTTCCGGGCGTGCTGGAGGAGCCGAAAGCGCCGTTGGATTGGCGGGTATACAAGAAAAGAATGCTGGGCTATATTGCGGCAAAAAAAGGGGTGAGCAGCGGTGACGGTTGAAAAACTGAATGTCATTATTTCTGCACAGAACAGCGAGTTTAAAAAAGTGATGTCGGACACCCAGAAGCACATGAACGCAGTCGGTGAAAACAGTCTGCAAATGGGCAAGAAGCTGACAGTCACGCAGAAAAGCATTAAGGTAACGGCAAAGGTGTTGAAAAAAGAATTGCCGTCCGCCGCCGAATCCTCCGGCAAGGCGATTGCCGCAATGGCCAAAGAAAAGGGCGCATTGGGCTCCTTCTTCCAGAAAGCCGCGTCCGGCGCAAAGGACAGCACGAAGGCGCTGAAATCGTTCGGCAGCACCGCAAGGGATACGCTGAAGCAGGCGGTGAAGCTGTACAGCGACAAGAAGGGCATTTCTGCTATGTCAACGCTTATCTCCGCCACAGGCGGCAAGGGCGGCGGTGTGGATATGATAAGCTCCATTGCGGGGTTGGCCGGAAGCAAAGGCGCGGCGGCAAAAGGCGCGGCGGCGAGCGGAAGCGGAGCGGCAGGCGGCGCGGCGGCGAGCGGACTTTCGGGAGCCGCAGCCGTCGGCGCAGGTGCGGCCATTGCAGTCGTGGGGGTTGCGGCTCTGGGCGCTGGCGCGGCTGTTGCATCCAAAAAGCTCGTGAACTTCACCAAAGACGCGGCAACGGTGGAAGCACAGCTGGATACACTGAACCGCACCATGGGTGACGGCGCGAAAGCGTTTGCCCAGTGGGCGGAGATGGGCGCGTCCAGCATTGGTATCAGCAAGCAACAGGCCGCCGCATACGGAAGTTCCTATGCAAACCTGTTGAGCGGGTTCGTGGAGGATTCGCAGTATGTTTCCGCCTACACGCAGAAGCTGATGCAGGCATCGGCGGTCATCGCGTCCAAAACAGGGCGCGACATTGAGGATGTCAATATGCGCCTGCGCTCCGGCTTGCTGGGGTCAAACGAAGCGATTGAAGACATCGGCGTGAATGTGCTGGCCTCCGCGCTGGAAACAACGGACGCGTTCAAGCGCATTGCCAACGGGCGCGGCTGGGCGGATTTGGCGTATCAGGAACAGCAGCAGATACGCCTGTTGAGCATTCTGGAGCAATCCACTCAAAAATATGGCAATGAGATGAGCGGCAATACCGCGAGCGGAATGCAGGTGCTGGAGGCAAATCTTGCCAACCTAAAATTGCGCTGGAAGGAAGCGTTTCTGCCGGTGACGGAGCACGTTTTGCCTATTTTGAACAAGCTCGTCAACTGGCTTTCTACGGCAGCCCTTTACTTCAAGACGTTCATGGAGGTGCTGTTTGGAAAATCATCCAAACCGGAAACTGCCATGGGCGGCGCGGTCAAGGAACAAAAAATACTCGGAACGCAAATGGACAAAACCGCGAAGAAGGCAAAAAAACTTCGTACCATCTTGGGCATCGACCAAATCAACCAGATGCAGGGGCAGGACGAGGGGGAAGCAGCGGCAAGCTCGCCCGGCGGCGCAAGCGCATTGTATGACCCCTCTGCGCTGGAAGGTACAAAGATAGACCCGGTTTCGAGTGAGACGCTCAACAAAATAGAGGAATTCCGAAAAAAACTCGAACGTGTCAAAGAGAAGTTGAAACCGATTAGTGATGCGTGGAAATGGCTGAAAGGAGTGCCTGCGGGAATTGCGCAATTCATCAAGAGCCTTTTTACGGCGGAGTTTTGGACAGATATCGGCACGAAAATAAAGGAATCGTGGGACAACTTCATTTCCGGTATAAAAAACTCGAAGCTCGGCCAATTGGTGAAGGAGAATTGGGATGCGGCAACAACCATTATTTCAGATTGGTGGAAAAACGATGTTGCGCCTTGGTTCACAAAAGAAAAATGGCAAGGCGAGCTGAAAAAAGCAAAGGACAGCATAACGAATTCCAAGCTCGGTCAAGCGGTTTCAGACATATGGAACCCCGCGAAAACCACAATTTCCGGGTGGTGGAAAAATGACGTTTCCCCTTGGTTCACAAAAGAAAAATGGACAAGCCTCTACTCCACCATCTCAACAACCCTGTCCACAAAATGGGGCGAAGCAAAGACCGCGTGGAGCGGGTCTGTCGGCAAATGGTGGAAAGACGATGTTTCGCCATGGTTCACCAAAGAAAAGTGGCAAAGCACATACAGCAATATCGTTACATCCATGTCCACAAAATGGGGTGAATTCAAGAGCGGCTGGGGTTCCAAAATATCCAGCTGGTGGAAGGATGGCGTGGCACCGTGGTTTACCCTCGCCAAATGGAAAGAGCTCGGCGGAAAAATGAAGGAAGGCTTGACCTCCGGCTTCCAGAGCGCCATAACGGGCATTGTGAATGTGCTGAACAAAATCATCGGCGCGGCGGAAAAAGGCATCAACAGCATCATCGCGCCGATAAACTCCGTCATCGACAAGGCAAATCAAATACCCGGTCTGGACTTGGGGAAAATCACCCCGGTGTCATTCGGCAGGATCCCCGTCCCGGCCTATGCGTCCGGCGGCGTGCTGGAGCCGAACCGCCCCAAGCTGTATCTCGGCGGCGACAACCGCCGTGAGCGGGAGGTAGTCTCCCCGGAAAGCCTTATCTATGCGTAGGCGCTGAAAGCCGTGCAGACGGCAAATAAGGGCGGAGACGGCGGCGGAAATTGGACAATTGTTATTCAAACGCCGGACGGGGCAGAAAAAAGCAGGTTCAATATCACAGCCGCCCAGCGCGCGAACCAGCGGAGCGGCAGGACAATCATCAATCTTGGGACTGTTTAAAGAGGTGACGGAATGGCAGAAATAAACCCCATACGCGCGGTAGGTTCAAACACCACCCTGCCCGCGCCCGCCAAGTACATATACAATGCGCAGGATGTCAGCGCGCCGGACGCGGGAAGGACAGAAGATGTCAAAATGCAGAAGAAGCGCATCGGCCTGGTACCCGCTTTTGATTTGGGGTGGAACGCGCTGACACTCGCAGAAATATCCGCCGTCCTGAAAGCCTTTGTACAAAACGAATATTTTCAGTTTGACCATTTAGACCCAATGGTGGGCGGGTTCGTCACTGAAGAATTCTATGTCGGAGACAGAAGCGCCCCGCTGTACAACAGTACGCTGGACTTTTGGGAAAACGTAGAATTCACCGTCATCCGGCGGGACGGAAAAAAGATACTGTAAAGGAGACACCCACATGGCAAGAACCGTAACCCGGGAAGCGCTGAACCACATCAAGGCCGGCGGGCTGATGGATGTTTCCGTCCGGGTAGAACCGGTC